GTAGCGAATACAGAAAACCTAATTCTAAAAAGAATAGCAAGGAAGATGCAATCAACGTAGTAAAGGAGTTGATGGAAGAATATGAACAATCAGCAACAGATAGTGAAAGCACTATCGATGTTACAGCTAGCGTACAGTACTGATATGTCAAAAGAACGCATGAAACTATACGTATCAATGCTTTCAAACGTCAACCCAATCACGTTAGAACAATCTGTAGAGAACTTGATTAATCGTTGCAAATTTTTACCAACGATTGCAGAAATTAGAGAGGAATGTTCCGCATTAAGTGCCTTTGTAAATGCACATGAGGAACTACCAACTGCACAAGATGCATGGGAAAGGGTGTATCAAGTAGCACGATCATATGGCTACGAAAAAGGGTTAGATAAATTAGAGGGTCTAACAAAACAATGTGCCAAGGCAATTTGGAAATCGTTTGACCCTCAAAATGGCGATAACTTCAACGAAACATCGTGTAGGGCGCAGTTTGTAAAAAACTATGAAGTGCAAGAAACAAGAGAGCGTGAACGATTGAGATTGTCTAACTCTATTAAGGATAATCATTTGTTACTTAAAGCACGTGAGAAAGCGGAACACGAACGAGCGTTACTAAATGCAGGGCAAAAGCAAATCGAAATGACTGCTACAGGTAACTTAGTAGAAGTAGCAAAAGAACCAGTAGATGTAACAGAAATAATCAACAAAAGCCAAATATCCGATAAAGGGAAAGAACTTTTAAAACAAGCAATAGGGGGTTAAACGTGAGGGAAAGAGTAAAAGAGTTTGATGTAAGCGTGAATGTATCGTTCAATGTTAGTTTTCAAGTGCTGGCAAATAACGAGGCACAAGCAAGAACCAAGATTGAAAACTTACTTGAAATCATGAGGAATGAGGCAACAGTCGATTGCCATATTCATCCTAGCTACGATGTGTTTATTGATGATGTAGAGGCTGAACTAAACCAGCTTAGTTATTGGTAAGGGGGATAAATGCTAAGTAAAAAACGAAAGATGGTTATAACAATAGAGATACCTCTAAATGTAGATACGCAAGAAGAGGCAACTCAACAGATGCAAATGATTATGAAAGCGGATGCAAGAACCTTTTCAAATTTAGAAGAAATGATGCGTATCTATAAAGGTAAGATGTGCATCGAACAAAAGATTTAAAGGAGTAACGAATGAATACAGTACAAATTTTAGGTAATTTAGCACGTGATCCAGAAGTGCGTTATACACAATCTGGCCGTGCGGTGGCAACTTTTACGGTGGCGGCAAGCAATACTTATGTTGATAGCGCAACAAATGAAACAAAAGAACAAACTGCTTTCGTTAATTGTGTTGCGTGGGGAAAGCTGGGCGAAGCAGTAGGCAACTACCGTAAGGGAAACCGCTTATTTGTAGAGGGGCGTATTCAAACACGCTCTTATGAAGATAGCAACGGACAAAAGAAATACGTTACGGAAGTAATCGCTAGTTTCGTTGGTGTATCCG